CCGCCGCCGAATATGTCCGGCAGGTCGAACGACAACCCGTTCAGCGCGTTGATGACCGCATTGATGCCGGTGACAACGGCGGAGATCATCCGGTTGATGAAGCCGATGATGCCATTGACGGCGTTTTTGATGGTACTGGAGATGCCGTTCCAGATGTCAGAAATCGTCTGCCCAAGGGAATTGAATGTCTCAGTAGTTTTAGCGCGGATGTTATCCCATGCGTCTACAAAATTCTGCTTGAGGTCACGCAGCCAGCCGGTGATGTTCTCCCACTTGCTGGCCAGACCGTCCAGAAGTCCCTGCGAGATGTAGGAACCCCAGGATTTGGCTTCGGTGCTGGGGGAGTGGATGCCGAATGCTTCACAAATACCGTTTTTGAACGGCGTGAAAATGTGATCATAGATCCACTGCCCGATACCGTTCCAGAGCGCTTCCAGGCCGTTAATAAAACCATCGAACAGGTACCGGGCAACGTTGTCACCGTATCCGGCAACCGCTGCCTGGGTTTGGACGTCATCAAACCATTGCTTTACACCCTGGATAAAATCACCGACAAGCTGCCCGGCAAGGGCAGAAAGTCCATCTGCCAGCCCAGTGACGGCGGCGGACAGCAAATCCAGAATTGCCTGCGCAAGTTCGGCGTAGTCGATATTGGTAATGCATTCGGCAATCGTGCTGCCAATCTGCTGCCAATCCAGCCCATCGATCCAGTGTGCCAGAGCTTCCAGCAGCCCCGCCGCACCGGATACAAGGTCTGCAGCAGCTTGGGGCCAGTCAATGTTATTGATGGCGGCCATGGTCGCGCGGGCGAATGCGTCCCCCAGCGCACTAAAATCAAAGGTTTGGATAAACCCGTGCAGTGTCTCGAAGACGATCTTCCACTTGGCAATCATCACGCGGCCAAGGGCTTCCCAGTCCAGTTCTTCCACGCACTGGTTCATCCCATTGCCGATGCCATTACCCAAGGTATCCCAGTGGATACTTTGTACCAGGGTGTCTGCAAAGATCAGTGCCGTGTTAAGCCCCTGTGCCAAGGTAGAACCAACCAGCCGCCAGTCCAGCCTGGCGATAAAGCCGTTGAGGGTATCCGCAATGTTTGCGGCCCAAGTCTGGGCCTTATCCTGGATATCCGGCCAGGGAATCGCCGCCATGGCTTCATTCAGCTTTTGGGCGAAAAGCTGCCCGACCTGGTTCCATTCGCCTGCCTGGATGGCAGCCAGCACGGAATCCAGGAACGGGCTTTTTGCGTCAAAGTTATAGTTGGGGGTGATGCTGCTGGCGCCCGAACCGCCGCCGCTGCTCCCTGTCTTGGCATCTAACCGTTCGATTTCATCAAACCCGGCCAGGCTCTTTGCAGCATCTTTCGCTGCCTTGGATGTTCCGCTCATGCCCTTGGCAGCGGCCTTGGCGGAGGATACCGTCTTGCCGGTCAGGAACGCCACCAGCTTTGCAAGGTAGGCAAATACGGTTGCCGCTGCGTTGGCCAGCGTAGTCAGAGCAGGGGCCAGAACTTGAATTAACGGTGCAGCAGCAGTAGCCGCGGCACCTTGCAGGTTGCCAAGGGCCTGCCGCAGGGACGTGCTGGAAAGCAGGGCAGCGCCCATGTAGTTGGTCATCTTGCGCAGCCCCGCACTGACGAGATTGAATATCAGGGCGCCCGATACGAGGCTCATCAGGCGGTTGCGGAATCGGGCGAGGACCTTCGTGCTCCGTGTCAGCCGGTTACGCACGCTCTGCACGGCGCGCTGAATTGCACCGAAAGCTTTCGTACCAATGCTGCCAACCGAACGAAGAGCATTGCTGAGCATGCCAGAGAGCGTGCTACCCAGTTTTTCCGCTCTTCTCTGTGCGCCGCCGACCGCTTTATCGAGTAACCCCGCGCCGGGATTTTTTGCAGACGTACTCTGTGAGGCCGATGCGGGGCGCTGCGAGCTGTCTTTGTCTTGCGCTGCGAGCGCTTTCTTGGTTTCAGCTACAATGCGTTCTGCGTGCTGTGTGGCTGTCTCCTCGGTGTCTCCGTAGAGCTTGCGCTGGCGCTCCTCGATCTTAGCAAAGGATGATTCGATGGCGGCTGCCTGCTTATTGAAGTAGGCTTGCACCTCGTCGTCCCCGGAAATGTGCTGGATCAGGTCTTTCTGGCGTTTCACCGCCTGATTTTCTTGCTCCAGCTGCGCTGTTAAGGCATCATGTCGCTGCTGCAACGCCTGGACAGCGCCGTCCTGTGCTTGATAAGCGGTGGCAGTTTCATCCAGAATGGATTCTTGTTTGCTTAACGAGGCGAGGAGTTCACTTTGCTGCTTCATCAGCTTCGTCTCACCCTGCATACGAGCCTTCAAGACTTTCCGTACCCCTGCATCGTTCATACTGGGGTAATCACTTTTGATGCTTTGCAGGTGTGCCTGTTCAGCGGCATCAATCTGACGATTTACCTTGTCAAGCTCAGCTGCGGTCTCTGCGGCTTTCTGCCGAGCGCCCTCCAGCTGTTCTTGGAGCTTACTGCGTCCGCTCTGGGCGGTGGCTATCTGCTTACCCAGGTCTTTGATTTGAGATGCTGTGCTCTTTACGCTGGCTTCCAGCGATTTAAGGTCGGCCTCGGCCCCCTTTTTATTGATTCGAGCGTCGATGACGATCTTATTCTCGGCCACGGCTTCACCCCCCTAAAAGTGCGAGCAATCTTTGTTTCTCGGCTTTGTCCTCTGCGCTTTCTGGCGTTCGGAGTTTTATCAATTTTTCGTTTTCTCTGGCAAATTCCAACTCGGATTTCTCCAGCTTTTTTCCCTTTGCGCGCTTGTTCCGAATGTTCACCACTTGGGCAAATAGTCCATCCCCAATGCCCTGAAAAGCGCCTAAAAATTCCCACCAGTGCAGATACTCGCACCTCCGGCAGCTGTACCCGAGCACCTTATCCACGGCTGGCGCGATCAGCCCTGCATCCTGTTCCCAGTCCACCAAGCGAGGGGCATGCTTTGCGGAGGATTCTTCCCGGCCCGCGTTGATAAAAGCAAACGCCGCCCGGAGCGCCGCATTGGCGTCGGGCAGCGCTTGCCAGTCTGGGTACATGATTTCGAGGCAGGCGAGGTACTGCTCCTGCTGGGATAGTTCGGGGTCTGCCAGTGCGGCCAGGGCGTCGAGCACCGCCCGGAAATCAGAGCGGATTGCGAACGTCTGCCCAGCCACGTCTACGGTGGTGGGAAGCCCCCACGCGCTCACGCTTTCTGACCAGGGGCGAGACCCTTGGTTTTATCAGCGTAGACGGCGGTGCGCGTCTGCACGCGTTTCTGGCTGGCCTTGATGGCATCTTCTACTGCGTCCTGGATAAGGGGGACAATTGCCTGTAGGACTTTTTCGAAGACCATTGTGCCATCAGGCAGCAGGGCCAGCGCCGAGATGCCATTGAAGAATACGTCAGAAGCTTTGCTGCCGAAGATGTAGTCCACCTGCGCCTTGATGGCCTGGTCGGCGTCCACAACGTCGGAAATCTGCGCGTCGTCAGTCAGGCCATCGGCCAATTTCTGGATTGCGTTGCCCGCCTCTTCCAGTCGTGCCACGATACCTACATCGGCGGGATTGATATAAATCGTCCCCAACGGTGTACCGTCTGCGTCAGTCACCTCGTAGCTCTTCAAGCCTCTGTCAATTTTCAGTTCCATGCTGCGCCTCCTTTGGGCTTATCACTCCGCGGGAGTGAAAGCCTTGGTCGAAGTGTTAAACGTACCCTTGGTTTTTACGCCGGTATAATGCACATTAAAGGGGATCTGGTAGCCAGTGGTATCGCCGCCATAGCTGGATACCTCGACGTAGCATTCCTCACGTACAGCAGGGAAGGTACCGGACGTCCCACTTTCCCAGAGCTTGACCTCCACGATGTCGGTTTTCAGGTCATCCAGCACCAGGTCGCCGTCGATGATGGCCTGCAGCTTTTCAAACAGGGGATCGCCCTTTTCGGCGTAGTAGGGGCTTACCTCGCCCTGTTTCTGGTAGCTGTCAATGGTGATAGAGGTCTGACCCAGGATGTTGTTCTTCTTCTCCACGTTGGCAGAGAGCTCAGGACTGTACTCCTCAAGGTCCGCGCCCAGGCGAACGTAGCTGGCCTCGCCCTCGCTGTCCTTAGCAAAGTGGGCGTTCAGGTAGTGGGCCATGTATTTGCGTTCCAGTTTCATGCTTCCAACTCCTTCATATGGATCGTGATTTGGATCTGGTATCGTGCTGCGTTGGCATCAGCACTGGTTAAAATACCAGCGTTGCTGGCTTCGATTTTTTCCACTGCATAGCCAGCAATCTGTGGATAATTGTGCGCACGCTCTGCACCCCGGAGCCAGTTGGCCAGGTTAGCGAAAAAATCCGCCGCGGCAATGTTGCCCTTGAGGGCGGCACCATAGGGGAGCTGCGCCACAAATGTGAGCTTGTAGATGGCGTGGTCAATGCCCAGAATATCCTCCCGGTGGGTTTCGCCCGCCGTGCAAAGGGTGTATTCTGTGGCCTGGCTACCCAGGTAGTTGGCATTGAACCGATCGGTCTTATCAATCAGTGGGCAATGTGCCCGCAGCCACGCTCTGGTGGCATCAAGTGCGTTCATTCTGCGTGTCCTCCCGCGATCTGTGCGGCACCCCGGATGATTTCGTCCCCGTAGTCAGCCCAGCTGCGCTGCGCCCAGTAAGCCCCGCGCATGGGGGCACCGTTGAAGTTCCATTCCGGGTGGGACCAGATGGCCTGAATGTATGGCGTTGCATACACAATCTTGCCGGAACCGATAACGCTGTTTGTGATGGCGCTGTCCTTTGCGGCACCGGTGCGGAATGGTACATAGGGGTCCGTCACCCGGATGAAAGAGGAGTCTACAAACTTTTGTGCCGGGCTCATTGGCCCCAGCCGGCGCTGAATTTCCAGATCCAGCCCGGAGAGATCGATCTCGACGTCAAAATCAACGTGCATCAGTGCGCCTCTACATACCAGTGCGGATTGCGTCTCTGCCCGCGGTTGTCGTGGACGGCCAGCACGGTCAGCTGGGCGCCCGCGTAGGTGATGTGGTCGCCAGGGCGCAGCGTCCACGCTGGGGCGGCAGGCGCGCTTTCCTGGAAGCCCCACTGTGCAGGGGCGATAAACGTGTCGTCAACGGCAACGCCCGATTCTGGGGCCTCTGGGCGGGCCGACGTGCTGTGCCTGCAAAAGATGCGAATCTGCATCACCGAGGCGGCGCTCAGACCATCCGCATTTGCCGCTGCAATAGTCTTGGCATGTACGCTTACCCCCGATAACAGGGTAGTGACCTCTGTCTCCTCGTCCGTTTCGTTATTGCAAAACAAGCAGGACAAAAGCACAGACTTATCTGCAAGCAAGGGCATGTGTGTACCTCCAAAAGTCAGCGTCTCGCGCGGGGATGGTAGACTGCACCGGCAAGGAGCATCCAGTTGGCGCCCGGAGCACCGAGAGTCTGCCGGATAATCTGCGCGCATCGGGTAACGTATTCCTTGCGAGTGTCCGAAGCGGCGGCGTAGCTTTCACTGTAGCCATCATTGCTGGAGCTGGTAACGGCCCCACTGCCGGAGCTTTCTTCTACCTGCGCCTGCTTGGTGGCCTCGCTGATCAGCAGTGCTTCGCAGTCCAGCAGGTACTTGATGCTTACGGTGTCTGCCGCAATGGCTGCCCGCCAGTGCGTGGCTTCCATGATCTGCAGCGTAGCCTGCGCTGCTGCGCGCGGAAAGTCGGATTCTGCAATGTCTGCGTATCCGTAAGCGCAATAGTCTACATAAGTCAGCCAGCTGTCCACCATGGTGCTTCTCCTGTCTGTTAAGCGCCCAGCTTGTCGGCGCGGATTTCGATCTTGCCGATACGCACGTTCTGGTGCTCGAAGCGCAGCGCCCAGTTGGCCTTGGCGGTGAATTCAGCGTCGGTCGGGGTCTCACCGGAGATGTTATCGGCCAGGAAAGACACGCCGTTCGGGTGCAGAATCCAGCTGCGGGTGTTGTACAGAATGTCGGTACCGCCGCCCAGCTCCGGGTTGTAGTCGGTGTAATCCGGGGTGGTGACGGCAGGGGTGGCCTCCAGGAAGCAGCCCTGACCGAACAGGTAGCAATCGTAGATGGTAACTTTCTTCTTAGGCTCGGAGGCACCCTCTTCGATCACATGGCTGGTGCCACGGTCATTCACGATGACGATCAAGCCGTTGATGGTCGGCAGTTCCACTTCGCGCTGGAGCACGTTGGTAATGGTGTACTTGTTGTAGTCCACCAGGCCCATTTTCTGGTACTCAGCAAAAATCTTGGAGTGCATGACGAACAAGCCAAACTTGCGGGCAAACTCGCCCAGCGCTGCCTGCTGGCCGTCAATCAGCAGGCCAGAAGTTACGCCACCGGTGGCAGGCATGACGTGGGATGCCAGGCCGCCCAGCTGCAAGACGGCGTCTGCGGTCTTGACCAGCAGGCCCTGGCGGTACACACGCCAGTACTGGGCGGTGTGACGGGCTACAGCCTGCATGGGGTTAGCACCGGTCAGTTCGCGTACCAGCTGGTTGGCCTTCCAGGCTTTCATGCGATCCATACGGATGAAGGACTGCTTGCCGCCGGAGATCTCGACGGGGGTGTTGTTGGTGGTACCGTTGCGGACCAGAGGTGCGTCGGTGTCCGGATCCAGCGGGTTGTAGAAACGAGTGGTGCCCACCGTGCCGCCGTTATCCAGCAGGGTGGTCATGTTGGTGTCGGATGCCAGGATACCGGAAGCGATGATGCTGTCGGTGAACACGGGTTCCTGGTCCACAAAAGAGCCATAGACTTCCGGGTCAAACGGGAAGCCGCCAAAAGTGCCAGTAGGCATAGGTTATCCTCCTCAGTAAATGGTGTGTGCAGCTGCTCGGCTCTTGGCCCACAAATCGGCAAAGAGCGCGGGGTTCTTGGCTTTGAGTTCCATGCGTGCCATGTAGTCCATCATTGCAAACTCTTTGGTTGTGGGGTCGCTGCCAGATGCAGCCTTGGTGTTGTTGGGTTTGGGCACGACAACCTTGCGGGAAGTCTGCCCGTCGTCCTGCGGTTCTTCGGGAGCCTTGGCGAACCAGTGCGGCTTGGTCTGAGTTTTCAGCTTGTCCACGGCTGCGCGGATGTCAGCATCCAGATTGGAGCTGCCGCGCAGTGCCGTGTCCTGAGACAGCAGGTTGATTACATCATCCGCATCGATCGCCCCCGCATCCTGCGCAGCGTTCCGGGCAAAATCGCGGAAGCGGTAATCTGCGGCCTGCTCAGCAAGCTGGGTCTGCAGCTGCTGGACCTGCTGGAGTGCGGATGCCAGGTCAGACGGTTTCTGCGTACCGAATGCGGCCAGGCCCTGCTGGGCGGCGTTCAGCTGCTGCTGGAGGGCCTCCTCGCGGCTGTGTGCGGCTGCGCTGTCCCTGCCTGCCAATGTCATGACGGCGTCTACCTGGGCTTCGCTCAAGCCCTCGATTGCTCTCAGATCTTCACGTTTCATAGGTTCCTCCCTTTGGGCTACGGCATGTTTTCCGTCCTGCCACGACGACGCCCAACCCGCCCGATTCCGCTCGGCGTCAGCGATCTTGAGATTATCGTACCATGGTTTCCGGAGGAAAATGTGACAACTTTTTTCCATGCTGTGCGTCAACCGTGTCAACCATGGCAACCGATTTCCTATAAGACCCTTACGCGTGGGTATACGTGGGCGTATCCCTTATTTATTTATTATTTATATTTTATAGTAATATTTGGTTGACATTAGTTGACAAGGGTATATTAGAACGATAACTCGTGATTTACGCGTCAACCGTGTGCGTCAACCGCGCCAACCATGGCAACCAAAAACCAAAGCCCCCGGAAGCTCAAAAACTTCCAGGGGCTTCGGTCATTTAGTGAATGGTTTTCCGTGCTCTTCCAGGTAGGCGTCCATGGCTTTTTTCAGCACTCCGCTTACGGTGTCACCGTTTTCGGCAACCACCTGTTTGGCGTGGGCGGCATAGTCTCGGTGGACCTTGCAGCCCAGAACACAGCGGTTTGCTTTTTCCCAGTCATTGCGCCATTTCTTTTGTTTTTCGGTCAGTGGCATTGTCTCACCTCCTAATCGGTATTATACCACGGTACTGCTATGGTTCAACCGTACTAAATTACACAAGAATTTCGTGTACACCTTGTGTAGTTTAGCGTCTTGCAAAGTCAGGCAACCAGAGCTAACATACACACGATCCAAGAAAAATGACGGAGGTAAACGAAAAAATGAACGAAATCCTGAATCAGAAGTTCGGCGTAGAGGTCGAGATGTACAATATCTCTCGCTCGAAAGCTGCCCAGATTGTGGCCACTACCCTGACGGAACTGACCGGGGTAGCCTGGAATTATTCGCTTCCCGGCATGCACCTGGATGAGCGAAGAATTTACCCTGTCAGCGACCCGACCTGCCACGCTGCCTGGAAAATCGAATCCGATAGCTCGATCCGGGCCCGCAATGCATGGGAGCGCACGGAACTGGTCAGCCCGGTTCTTACCTGGGAGCAGATGCCTTTGCTGCAGCAGATCATCCGCAATCTGCGTGCAGCAGGCGCAAGGAGTGACCCAGCGCATCAGTGCGGGGTGCATGTTCATGTTGATGGGGCAGGGCATACTGCCAGGAGCCTGCTGAACCTGACCAATATCATGGCCAGCCATGAGCAGCTGCTGATTGGCTCCATCGGCATTGCACCTGCTCGGATGCGCTGGTGCCAGACGGTAGATCAGAACTTTCTGCTGGCGGTCAATGCTCGCGCGCCTCAAAGTCTGCATGACCTGGAGGTAATCTGGTATTCGACGCAGACGGGCTATGCTCACAATGTGGGCCACTACGACCAGACCCGCTATCATATGCTGAACCTGCACAGCTTCTTTGAGGGCAAGGGGGTAGAGTTCCGGCTGTTCCAGTTCGACAACTTCAACCCGGACGCCCCGGCGGGCAAAAAGGGCGGCCTGCATGCCGGGCAGCTGAAAGCTTACGTGCAGCTTTGCCTGGCGATGAACTACCGTGCGCTGCATACTCGCGCGGCCAAGTACCAGCCCTTGCAGAGCGATAACCAGCGCTACACCATGCGCTGCTGGCTGCTGCGTCTGGGCTTCATCGGGGATGAATTTGCCACCGCCCGTGGGGTGTTCACGAACCGGCTTCCCGGTGATACCGCATGGCGCAATGGCCGCCCTAGCCAGGCTGCTGTGGCAGCGGTAGCGTAACCCCACAAAACCCAACAAAAGCAAGGGGCTAAGATTGTACACCTTAGTCCCTTGCACTATGGGCACACCAGAGTTAATATACACACGTTCCAAGAAAAACAAACGGAGGTAAATAGAAATGAATGCTCGTTATATGATGTATGTAGATGATGTTTTGCTCGGTGGTTTTGATGACTCCAGGGATTATAGAAAGGCAGCCCGCTATCTGCTTTCTACTCTCCAGAAACCGGTGTTCGTGGTGAATGTGCGTAAAGGGGTGCAGGTCAGATTTAATCTGGACGGAACCTACACCCAAATGTGGCAGGGAGGCGAAACCCTCCCGGCCATTGATTGAGCCGAAACGCCCATCTGGGCGTCCGTCGGGGCCAGCCGCCCGGCGCTGATGATGGCAGGCTGCAATGAAAGGATGGTTTTGAAATGTTAGTTGTTTTTCATGTTGACGAGGAAGGCGTCGTCTCTCGTGACCGGTGCTACCGCGCTATCTATTTCCAGGCGGATAAGCAGCTCCCAGGTGGTGGCCGCAAGGTCCGCCGTGACTTCTGGGCATCCTCGGTGCGCGAGGCCCAGACCCTAGCTCAGGAGTATGTGGATAAAAACCACTGTGCCATGAAGCTGCTGTCTGTCCATGAAAAGACCTCAAAAGGAGGATGCTGAAAATGAAATACTATCTTGCTTATGGTTCTAATCTGAACCTTACCCAGATGTTCCACCGTTGCCCGCACGCCCGCGTCATCGGGCACACGTCCCTGTCTGATATGCGGCTGGTGTTTCGCGGCTCGAAAACCGGCAGCTACCTGACGGTCGAGCCGGACGAAGCTGCCAGTGTTCCCTGCGGGGTGTTCGCCATCCAGGATGATGACGAGCTGGCGCTCGACCACTATGAAGGCTACCCGGTGTTTTACCAGAAGCAAACGCTGCACGTCCCGGAGGTCATGGCTGTCGGCACGAAGGAAGTCGTGCTGCGGGACATCGACGCCATGATCTACACAATGCCCACAGATCACCGTCTGGGGCTTCCCTCTACGTACTACTGGAAGGTCTGCAAGCAGGGCTACCGTGATTTTCACTTTGCCCTGCGCTATCTGGAGAAGGCACTGTTTGACAGCCGCGCGGAGATGGAATAAGCTGTAACTAGGAGGTGCTCAACTATGGCAGCAGTTTTTGACCGTATCAAGGGTGCGCTGTATGGCGTGGCTGTCGGCGATGCCCTTGGTGGCCCGCTAGAGTTCATGCCCCGTGAAGCTGTCCGTAGAGCCTACCCGGAGGGTCTGCGCGAAATGGTAGGCGGCGGATGGTTGAATCTGAGGCCCGGCGAAACCACCGACGATACCGCTATGACGCTGTGCGTGGCAAACGGAATCTTGGATGCGGAACTCTTGACATCCTCTGATCGTGCGGACGAGGGTGAACTCGCAGACGCCATTGGTAATCGATTCATTGCGTGGGTCGATACGAACCCGCCCGATATAGGGAATACTTGCAGAAGTGCGATTGCGCGGGCCAGGCACAATCTGGACGCTTATGGGCCGTTCTGTGCCTGGCACGATGCGGCTGAATCGTTGGGCGAAAACCAGGACGGTAACGGTGCTTTGATGCGTTGCATCTATCCAGGGTTGTGGTATCGTTCAGCAGGACATGCAGGGTACGTGGCCGCGCGGCAGTCGCACCTGACGCATTCTGGATTGGAGAGCGAGACGGCCTGCCGCCGTTATTCAATGCTTGTGAGTGCTTATGTGAGTAGCAAGGTAACCCGGCGCTATGAGCGACGGCTGCTGGAACTCATTCCTTGTAACGATTGCGGGTCGGTGTCCGAAGTTCCAGCCGATTGGTCGCCCTCCGGCTACGTTGTTGATACACTGCATGCGGTCATGCTGGCGATGCAGGAGCCGACCTTTGAAGAGACCCTTATCAAAGCAGTAAACTTCGGCGGTGACGCCGACACCGTGGGTGCGATTGCTGGCGGTCTAGCAGGCGCAAAGTACGGCTTCAAAGCCATTCCTAAGCGATGGGTAGCTGCGCTTGACCCGGCACTGCATGCCGAACTGGACAAGCTGGCCAAGCTGGCCTATAGCAACCGAAAATAACAAACAAGGCCCCCCGGGCCTTAAATCTCCGCGCGCCCCGGCGCCGCAGTTCGAGCCCTGCGTGGCGCAGGACCTGCCCGACTGGATCGACGCCCGCTACCTGACGATTCCTTCGCGCGAGG